AGCTGCAGCCCGTCACCGGCGGCGACATCCAGCGGCTGAACAGCATGAACGTCCAGGGCGTCACCGCGAAGATGTACCTGACTGGCAATTTCGAGGCGCTGATCCGCGCGACCGGCAAGGGCGGCGATCTGATCCTCTTCGGCGGCAAGACCTACCTGGTGTCGGCAGTGCTCGAGCGCTGGCCGAATTGGTGCTGCGTCGCCCTGACCATGCAGGTGAGCTGATGGCGATCGCACCCAGCATCACCGAAACGCAACTCTTCACCGCGCTACGCGCGTTCCTGCTGACGATCGTCGACTGCCCGGTGATTCGGCTGCCAGTCAACCGCGTGGCCATGCCGGCGGGCGACTTCGTCGGCATGTCGCCGGTCGGAGAAGTGCCGCTGTCGACGAATGTGGCCAGCTACACCGACGGCGCAAAGAACATCCTGCGGCCGGCGCAGGTGACCATTCAGATCGACTGCTACGGCGCCGGCGCGCGCGACCGGGCCAGCGCGATCGCGACGCTCCTGCGCGACGAATACGCGTGCGCGCAGTTCGCCGCCTCGGGCTTCGACGTCCAGCCGCTTTACGCCGGCGACGCGCAGCAGATGCCGCTGGTCGACGGCGAAGCCCAGTACGAGGAGCGCTGGACGTTTCCCGCGGTCCTGCAGTGCAACGCCGTCGTCAGCGTGCCGCAGGATTCCGCGACAGCCTTGCAGGTCGGCCTGATCGAGGCTGACCGGCTGTAGCAGTCCCTGATTCGCCCCTTTCCCGGCCCGCCGCGCGCGGGCCTTCGTTTTTTCCACTGGAGCCATTTCCATGACCATTCCAGCAAGCCAGATTGTTCAGATCAACCCGGGTGTCATCGGCTCCGGTGGCAATGCCGCGGTACTGAACGGCCTGATCCTGACCACGAACGCCGCGGTGCCGATCGGCTCGGTGATGCCGTTTGCGACCGCCGCATCCGTCGCCGCCTTTTTCGGCGCAGCGTCTACCGAGGCTGCGCTCGCCGCGATCTACTTCCAGGGCCGCGACAACGCGACCAAGCTGCCGAGCTCGCTGTATTTCGCGCAGTATCCGACCTCCGCCGTGTCCGGCTACCTGCGCGGCGGCTCGCTGGCGTCGATGACGCTGGCCCAGCTGCAGGCGCTGTCCGGCGTCCTGACCGTTTCCGTCGACGGCACGAGCAAGACCTCGAGCGCGATCAACCTGTCCGGCGCGTCGTCGTTCTCGGCCGCTGCTGCGACCATCCAGGCGGCGTTCACGTCGCTGGGCGGCACCGTCAGCTACGACAGCCAGCGCGCGGCGTTCGTGTTCACCTCGAGCACCACCGGCGCGAGCTCCTCGGTGTCGTTCGCCTCCGGCACGCTGGCCGCTGGCCTCAATCTGACCCAGGCGACCGGTGCCGTGATCTCGGCGGGCGCCGTGCAGGCGACTCCGGCGACCGCGATGGCCTCCATCGTCGCGATCACGCGCAACTGGGCAACATTCATGACCGCCTTCGAGCCGGTCATCACCGACAAGCTGGCGTTCGCGTCCTGGACCAGCGCGCAGAACAAGCGGTTCGCCTACGTGGCATGGGACACCGATGCGACCGCGACCCAGGCGCTCAACACCACCGCCTTTGCGCCGCAAGTGGTAGCCGCTGCTTACGACGGCGTGGTGCCGATCTGTGGCGACGCTGCCTATGCCGCCTCGCTGGGCGTCACGCTGGCGTCGATCGTGCAGAACCTCGCCGCCTTCGTGCTGGGCGCGACTGCGTCGATCGATTTCACCCGCACCGAGGGCCGCATCACCTACGCGTTCAAGTCGCTCGCCGGCCTGACCGCCAGCGTGGCAGATCCGACCGCGGCGGCCAACCTGAAGGCGAACGGCTACAACTTCTACGGCGCCTACGCGAACGCGAACAACAACTGGCAGTTCTTCTACCCGGGCTCGGTGAGCGGGAAGTACGGCTTCCTCGACGAGTTCGTGAACCAGATCTGGCTGAGCGCCCAGCTCGAAACCGCACTGGTGTCGCTGCTGACCACGGTCAACTCGCTGCCGTACAACGCCCAGGGCTATGCGCTGGTGGATGCCGCCTGCAACGACCCGATCGTCGCGGCGGTGAACTTCGGCGCGATCCGCCCGGGCGTGCCGCTGTCGTCGCAGCAGGCCGCGATCGTGAACTCCCAGGCCGGTGCACAGATTGCCGGCGTGCTGAGCACCCGCGGCTGGTACCTGCAGATCCAGGCCGCGACCGCGCAAACCCGCGGCCAGCGGCAGTCGCCCCCCATCACCCTCTGGTACATGGACGGCGGCTCGATTCAACAAATCACGATGGCTTCCATCGTCGTTCAATAAGGGGCTAGCACATGTCGACTCTTACCGCTGCCAACAGCGTCTTCGCACTGGCCATCGCCGGCCTGTACTCCGCCCCGCAGATCCTGCAGGGCTACTCGACCGACGACGCGTTCGCCACGGACGAGATCTCTCCGGTCGAGACCATGATGGGCGTGGACGGTAAGCTGTCCGGCGGCTTCGTGCCGAACGCCCGCAAGGTCAAGATCACGCTGCAGGCCGATTCCGCGTCGAACAAGATCTTCGACGACTGGAATGCGGCGCAGGAGACGGCGAAGGAGGTGTACATCGCCTCCGGCGTCATCGCACTGCAAGGCACCGGCCAGAAATACCAGGCGACGCGAGGCTTCCTGACCGGCTACAGCCCGATGCCGGCGGCGAAGAAGGTGCTGCAGCCCCGCACCTTCGAAATCACGTTCGAATCCATCACCCCGGTACCGGTGTAATCCATGGCGCGCAAAACGCAAATCGTCACGATCGACCAGGACGGCCGCGACAGTGGCAAAGCCTTCCTGATCACCGAGATGCCCGCGGCGCAGGCGGAAGAGTGGGGCGCGCGCGCCCTGTTCGCCCTGATGCGCAGCGGCGTCGAGGTGCCGGAGAACGTCCGCGACCTCGGCCTGGCTGGCATCGCCGCGCTCGGCCTGAAGGCGCTCGGCGGCCTGGAATGGGACCTCGCCAAGCCGCTGTTCGACGAGATGTTCACCTGCATCCAGATCATCCCGGATCCCGCCAAGCCAGCGGTGGTGCGCGGCCTGGTGCCGGACGACATCGAGGAAGTCAAAACCCGGCTGCTGCTGCGCAAGGCGGTCCTGATGCTGCACATCGAGTTTTTTACCGGCGCCGCCCAGTCGACACAGGCCTGAGGGGCGGTGAGCAGGTCCGGGGCCTGATCGACTACGCGAACGTCGCCAAGCCGGTGGCCACGGTGATTTCGCACCGGCTGGCGACGCTGCACGAGCTGCAGACCTTTTACGGCGCGGAAGACCTGTACGGCATGCTCGAGATCATCGCCGTCGATACCCACAACCAGCATGTGATGCAAAGCCAGAGGGAGTCCTGACGTGTCCGCCACCATCGTTGATGCACTGATCGTAACTCTCGGCCTCGACGCCAAGGAGTTCGAGCGCGGTCAGAAACGGACGCTGGATTCCCTCGACAAGACCCGCAAGGATGCGGACAAGACCGCCAAGGACGTGGAGCAAGCCGGCAAGCGCGCGGCGCAGTTCTTCACGCAGATGCGCAACGAGGCGCTGGCCTTCTTCGCGGTGTTGGCGGTCGGTAGCGGGCTGAAGAGCTTCGTGAAGGACACGATCTCCACCGCATCGGGGCTGGAGCGCATGTCCGCCAATCTCGACATGTCGGCCAAGGATTTGGCGGAGTGGCAGCTCGCCGCCAAGCATGTCGGCGGCACCGCCGAAGGCATGACGGCGACCCTGCAGCAGGCGGCCGACGACATCGCGAAATTCAAGATGGGCTTCGGTAGCGAGTCGCTGAGTGGGTTTTTCCGCATGGGCGGCACGACCGACCAGTTGAAGGACGCGAACACGTATCTGCTGGCGCGGGCCGACATCATCAAGAAGATTTACGACGTCGATCCGAACAAGGCGCGCGTCGTCGCCGCGATGATGGGGATCACCGACGAGGGCGCCTTCAATCTCGCGAAGAGGGGCGCCGCGGGGATGGAGGAGCAGCGCCGCGCGCAGGCTGCGCTCGCCGAGGAGTTTCAGCGCGTCGCGAAGCGCGCCGAGGAGATGCGCCAAAAGCTGGATGCTCTTTCCAACCGGTTCGACGCGATCAAGATCAGAATTTTCGAGATCGTTCTGCCCGCGCTTGAGGATCTGGTGGGGTGGCTCGACGCGCACAAGGAAGACATCGCGAAGTGGTTCGAGGATGCGGTAAAGCGGATCGAGGAATTCGCGAAGAGCGCCAATAAGGCTGCCGATTCCGTCGGAGGATGGCAGACCATTCTGGTCGCGCTGATTGGGCTGAAGCTTCTGTCGTTCACGGCAAATCTGATTGGCATGGCCGGTGCCCTTGGCCGGGTGGGATCAGCGCTGGGGATGATCGGCACGCTGGGCGGCCCGGCGCTGAAGGTTCTCGGCCCGCTGGGGCTGCTGCTGCACTCCGATGACCTCAACAAGGGCGAGGACGAGGAGCTGGCGCGGCGCAAGGCAAACGCCAATCCGACCGTCTTGGCCGGCAATACGGCAAGCCGCCAGCAATTCCTTCTGTCGAAGCTGAAGGCGGACGGCTACACCGATGCGCAGGCAGCCGGCATCATCGGCAGCCTGATGCAGGAGAGCGGCCTGAATCCGGGCGCGGTGAATCCGAAGTCCGGCGCTGCAGGCATCGCCCAGTGGCTCGGGAGCCGAAAGAGCGGTTTCGCCAGCCGCTACGGGCATGACCTGAGCAAGTCGACCTTCGAAGAGCAGGTCGATTACATGCTCTGGGAACTGCGCAACACCGAGAAGCGTTCTGGAAACCTGCTGCGGCGCGCGCCGAACGCCGACATGGCCGCGCAGATTCATGCCTGGGAATACGAGCGGCCCGGTACCGCGGAGGCGAACATCGCGGCGCGGATGCGGTATGCCCAGAGCGTGCTCGCGACCTACGGCGGAGGTAGTGCCATGGCCGCGGCGCAGCTTCCGAGCGCCGCGCGCGCGCCGTCGGCGCCGGTGGCCGCGCCCGGCAACAGCGTCAGCAGCGAGACGCACATCGGCGTGATCAACGTCCAGACGCAGGCCACTGACGCCAACGGCATCGCGAAGGATCTGCAAGGCGCGGTCTCCCGCTACTCGATGGCGTCGCAGGCGAATACAGGATTGAACTGATGGCAATGCCAATTCTCTCGGTGCCGGCCTATCCGGACGTGCCGAATGTGGCCGGCGTGCCGGCGCTGATCCGCAAGGCACAGCCGGTACTCAACGCGATCGGCTACATCGACCACGTCAGCAACGCGGTCCAGCAGCTTCTCGGCCCGTCGGTTCGGGAGACATGGGGCATCTTCGACCAGAACGGACAGGAGGTGCTGACGCCGGAAACCTTCCTCGGGCTCGATTACAAGAACGGCTCGCGCCTGATGGATTACCCGCTCGAGGCCGGTTCCTTCGAGACCTACAACAAGGTGGCGAACCCGTTCGAGGCCTCGATCTCCATGGCCATGGGCGGCGCGCTCGCCGACCGGGAGAAATTCCTGGCGGACGTGGACGCGCTGTCGAAGACGCTCGACCTCTACACCATCGTCACGCCGGAAGTGCGGTATCCCAGCGTCAACCTTGAGCGCTACGACTACCGACGCGAGAACCGCAACGGCACGCACATGATCATCGTGAACCTGTACTTCCGTGAGGTGCGGGTGACGGCGCTGGTCAACGGCGCCGGCGGCATCAACGCGGCTGCGGTGAAGTCCGTCAGCGCGGTGCCGGCGCGCTCGCTCGGGCAGGTGGCAGCATCCGCTGTCACCTCCGCTCAGCAGGCGGCGATTGCTGGCGCGGCGCGCGCGCTGAACTCGGTCAAGGCCGTCGGCAGCGCGATCGGCGCCGCGGCGGCAGGGATCACATCATGATGACGATTCCCATCGGCGCGACGCCGTCGCAGTCGCTTGCCGCGACCCTCGGCGGCCAGAACTGCAAGATCAACGTGTACCAGAAGGGCGCGCTGGTCTTCCTCGACCTGTTCGTCGACGGCGAGCCGATCGTGCAGACGGCGATCTGTCGCGATCGCGTCAACTTGGTCCGGCAGGGGTATCTCGGCTTCATCGGCGGTCTGGTGTTCTGCGACACGCAGGGCGTCAGCGACCCGGATTACAGCGGGTTCGGCGACCGTTTCCTGCTGGTATATTTGGAAGCAACTGACTTGGCTTGAGGGGCGTGCATGAATGCCAGATTGGACTGGATCGAGAAGGCGGGCATCGAGAACATGAAGATGCACCACACGACCGCCGACGTATTGGCGAAGGAGGCCGCGGTAACGCTGACGGTCCTGCTGGCCGGCGCTGGCGGTGGGCTGGCCTATGCCGCCAAGGCCGTGGAGAGCCATAGTTGGACATGGCTTTCGATAGGGGCCTGGGCCTTCACAGCGTGGCTGCTTCTCGTTAGCTGGTACCTCGTTTCAAAGTGCCTGATGATCGAGGCGATTCCGCAGATATACAACGAGCCGCGGAACCTCAATGATCCGGACTATGACTTCGACCAGTTGCGCGAAGCCGAAATGCTCGGCCTCCAACTTCGAATCGACGAGGCCGCCGCACGCAATGACTTGGTGGCTACCCACCTGAATCGCGCGCGACGCCTCACAATTGCCAGCCCGCTGATTTTTATTTTGGCTGCGGCTTTGGCGGCGTGGGCGCTGGCGGGTTATGCCTAGGAACGTTGACGCCGTGATCGTAGGCCCTGTCGCGCCGGGTTGGTTTCGGGGCCGGCAGCGGAGCAACTGGTTTATTATTCGATGTAGCCATTGAGTTTTGGGTTTACAGGTGTAGGAGCCGGTAAACATACCAGAATGCAATGCGGACCCCGCCGAGTGCGGGGTTTTTTTATGGCGATTTGTCGCCGGGAGTGCTGACCTATGACCCTCGCCAAGCGCCGGATCGACGTGACGATCACGGTCGGCAACGAGACGCTGGTCCTGACCGGCCACCGCGTCATCGCCGAGATCGTCAACGCCGGCGGGGCGACGCAGGGGCAACTGTCCATGAGGATCTATGGCCTGCCGCTGGCGAAGATCAACCAGCTGACCATGATCGGTCCGACGATGACGCAGTACCGCGGCAAGAACAGCATCTCGGTGTCGGCCGGCGACGACGGCGCAGCGCTGAGCCTGATCTACACCGGGCAGATTGACCAGGCGTGGGGCGACTTCCAGGCAGCGCCAGAAGTCTGCCTCAATATCACCGCACTGGCGGCGCTGGGCGCGGCGCTGAATGCGGTGGATGGCACGTCGTACAAAGGATCTGCCGACGTGGCGCAAATCATGTCCGACCTGGCCAAGGAAGCGGGGCTGGCATTCGTGAATCATGGCGTGAACGTCCGTCTCGCCGGCCCGGTATTCCAGCGCAGCACGCTGGAAAAGATCGCGACATGCGCAGAGGCCGCGCGCATCGACTATTTCGTCGACCGCGGAACGCTGCACATCTGGCCGAAGGGCGGCGCCCGTGGCGGTGATGTGCCGCTATTTTCCGCAGCGAAGGGGATGGTCGGATACCCGCTGTTTTCGAGCGGAGGAATCGGTGTCCAATCGATTTTCCGGCCCGACGTCTTCCTTGGCGGGAAGTTCGCGGTTGAAAGTTCGCTGACAGCAGCGCGGGGCGAGTGGAACGTCTTCGCCGTCCAGCATTCGCTCGAAAGCGAGCGCCCCAGCGGCGCATGGTTCACCTACGTCTCAGGTTATAGGCCACCACCATGAGTTCTACTTCACAAGGCGCGCAGACGCCAAGCGCGGCCGCGTCCGAGTTCAACATGCTCACCTTCATGATGAAGCAGCTGCTCTCGAAGGTGAGCACCGCTACCCTGGTGAAGGTCGTGGCCGTCACGAACAGCGGCGGCGTGTCGCCAGTCGGGTTCGTCGATCTGCAACCGGTGATTGCGCAGTTGGACGGGAAAGGCGAGGTCTACCGGCATGCTGTGGTGCATGGCGTACCGTATTTCCGGCTGCAGGGTGGCGCGAACGCGGTGATCCTTGATCCGCAGGTGGGTGATCTCGGCGTCGCGGTGTTCGCGGATAAGGACATTTCTGCTGCAGTGGCGGCGAAGGACGGCGCGCTGCAGTCCTCGCGCCCGATTGTCCCGCCGGGTTCGGGGCGCCGATTCGATATGGCAGACGCGCTCTACATCGGCGGCATGCTGAACGGAACTCCGCAGCAATATGTCCAGTTCGCCGCTGGTGGGATCAGCGTAGTGTCGCCGACGAAGATTCAACTGCAAGCGCCCGATGTCGAGATCATGAGCACCACGCTTGCGCACAACGGCGTGAATATCGGTTCGACTCACAAGCATGGCGGCGTCGCGCCGGGAGGCAGCAACACCAGCGGCCCGCAGTAATGGCCTGCCGGTGTGGCGCTATTCCAAAGGTTTGAAGGCGCTGCGGTGCTGATTCATGCACTCCGAGTAGACCACTTGGGAAAGCATTTCTCCGTGCGCCGAGGAGAGGGATGGATCAAAGTAGACCTTGTTGATAATCGCTTTGCGCTCTTCCGCGCCAACGTAGTGCCATTGGTCATCGATGGACATGTCTTTTGCCCACGCGTCTTGAGGTGATACCGCTTGATCGCGGTACTGGGCGGCAGCCTTATAGGCTGCGCTTTTCACTGAGCAGTAGGGAAGCGAGCTGAAGGTATCGCCGCTGGGCGGGGCTGTTTTTGATTTGGCGATGCTGGTTTCAGGGGGCGCCTCGAGCTTTGATGGCATGCGGGCAGTCTTCGATTTTTGGCCGCCCATGTCGCCGCATTGGATCCAGTTTTTGTCGGCATTCGAGACTTCGTTTGGCCCCCAACACCAGCCCTTTTTTTCAATGGAGTCGTAGACCGCTTCTCTCCGGTCGCAAGCTCGATGGGTTGCTGGGTTGTCGCCGCTTCCGCCGCGGCATTGCTCGTTCAGCCTCATGTATTGAGCCATCAGCGATTTGACGGCGGGTGGCGCGCTGGATTCATCCGCAAGAACTGCCGCAGCAGCAGCCGAGAGCATGACGGCAAGAAGCATTTTTCTCATAGTTGTCTCCCTTTCAAGACGGCAACTATACCCCGAATTTTTCGCCCCAAAGGAAGCATGGACACGCTACTCCTCGACCGCACCGTCTGGGACTTGGTCACGGACGCCAGCGGCAACATCGCCTGCGCGACGGAGCCGTACAGCATCGCCCAGGACGTGGCCTCTGCCGTGAAGCTGTTCAAGGCGGAGCTCTGGTACGACACCAGCAAGGGCATCCCGTATTTCGAGCAGGTGCTCGGCCAGCGCCCGCCGCTGCAGTTCATCAAGGCGCAGATCGAAGCCGCGGCGCTGACCGTGCCCGACGTGGTGCAGGCGCGCTGCATGATCGCGGCGTTCTCCGGCCGGCAGTTGACCGGGCAGATTCAAGTGGTTGACCAAACAGGAAAGACTCACAATGTCCAGTTCTAGCGTTCCCTCGATCGCCTTCACGCAGACCGGCGTGGTCCTGCCGGCTGAATCGGACATCCTGGCGGGCGTGCAGTCCGACATGAATGCCGCGTTCGGCGGGAAGCTGAATCCCGCGCTCGAGACGCCGCAGGGCCAGCTGGCATCCAGCATGGCGGCCATCATCGCGGACAAGAATGCGCAGATCGCCGAGATCGCGAACCAGGTGGACCCGGATACCGCCGATGGCCGCTGGCAGGACGCGATCGCGCGGATCTACTTCATCGACCGGCTGCC